GTTGCCGCTGCATCTTTAAGTTTTGCTATCCTTATAGCATTAATACCACCTTTTAAAATTTTAAATGAGTTATAAATACCCATTACAGCCTTTACTCCAGATGAAATACCATTTATAACTTTCCAGGCTATAAATGCTTTACCTATCTTTATTGCTATATCTTTAATTTGTGGGCCATTTTGAATTACATAGTTGAAAAACCCGGCAATTTTAGGTACCATGCTTTCAGCTCCACTTATTACATTTTGTACAAACACTGTAAATTTATCAGCTATTACATCTATGGTTCCGTTTTCTTGCATCTCAACTAATTTAGCAGATAATTGTGCTATTTTTTCTTTTGCTACATCAAAGGCTGAACCATCTATTATCTCCCCTGTGTCAGAAATACCAGCAATTTTAGCTAAACCACTTTTAGCTACACCACTAATAGTAGACATTAGTCCCTTATATGTCTTAGACTGTATCCCCATAGCACCCTTGTATCTTTCTTTCATGAGAGAAAATAAAGCCTTGTTAAAAGCTCCTTGGTCTGTTATCTGCCCCTTATTGTTTACTAACTCTATTCCTTTTAGCTTTTTAGCTCCTTGTGCAACTATCATTTCCTTTGTTATTCCAAACTCTTTTAACCTCTCAAGTTCACCTGTTTGTGCATCTGCTACAGCTTCTGTTGCCTGGTCTATAGATTTTCCCATAGCTCCAGCCATATCTCCAACCATAGGTAATACCTTTTGTGCTTCTAAACCATAGTTTGTAAGTTTAACTGTAGATTCTACAATTTCTCCTGTTTCAAAGGGTGTGCTATTAGCATATTTTACTGCCCAAGCAAAAGTTTCTGCAGCTTTCTTATTATCTTTCATAACAATATTTAATGTATTTCTATATTGCTCCATGCTAGAAGCCTGTTCTAACATGGCACTTCCAACTTTTTTAGCTGCAATAGCTGCAACACCAGTCATTAATGCAGCTTGAATTTTACTTTTCAAGCTTCCAAGTTGTTCTGTAGCATATCTAGAAGCAGATGCTACCTTAGTATTAACGCCAGTAATACTAGAACTTGTATTACTGGCGTATTTAGCAATAGAGGAGAATGTCTTTGACACGCTTGGTTGCAACTTACCACCAATGGATATATTGGTTGTTAATGTTTTAGCCATCTACTCACCTCTTATTTTTATTCATTATTTTTTCATATTCGGAATTTCTTCGTTCTGATTCATCTGCTAATGACTCATAGTATTCAAAGAGATCTAAGAGTGTCATTTTATAACACTCTTTTCTTGAGTTTGAAGTTTCTAATGTTATTTGTGCTACTATCTCTTTTAATTGCTTTCTTCTTGGGCTCCATTTAAGCCTATGATAAAAAAATCCCTTACTACCGAAGCCGCTCTATTATAATCTGCCATACCAAAACGCTTAACATCTGTATAGTCTATCCCTGCACATTCAGCAAAAATATGTGCACCAACTACAGGATCTAACTCATAACTCGCATTTACTATATAACCAGACTTTGTTACTTCTTTGAAAGCATTTTCTAAATTTTCCCCTGTAACTTCGTCTAAGTCATATTCTATTTCCTTTACTTCTTCACCACTAATTAATACTGGTTTTATTAATTTTAAAACTTCCATCTATATTCCTCCTATAATAAACTAGATAAATCTTTATACTTATTTACACCATCAATGGAATAAATTCCATTAAATTTATCTATATTTAGAATTTCTTTACCATTAATTATCCTCTTATATGCTGTTACTTCATACTCTATACTGCCATCTTGTGCAGCTCCTGGTTCCAATTTACCTTCATCATATTTTTTAACAATCACTTTTAAAAATGCCTTATGTGCTAATGTTTTAACTTTTCCTGTGGATGGATCTATTCCATCATTTACCCATCTATATTCAAGTTCATTTGCTGCTAAAAGCTTCCCCATTTGTTCATTAGTTATTCTCATACTTAATTCTGTTGACATTGCTCCGATTTGTCCGTAAGTTGGTAAATCTACCTCTCCTATTATTCCAGACCCCTTGATTGAATCTGTCATGAATTCTATAGAAGGTAATGTTACAGAAGTTGTATTTCCTATTTTGGTAGCCTTATTATCTGTCCTTGTATATACACTATAATCTATTACTTTATTATCCATTACTCTTCTCCTTCTCCATATAAAGTATTAATACCTAAGGAGGTATATTGAACTCTATTTGTAATACTCTTGCTTGGTGGTGTATTAGTAACTAGAGTATCGAATTTAAAATCTCCAGATAATACATCTGTCTTAGGATTTTCTGTAGGAATAAACTTTATCTCTCCATATAAAATTTTTCCATCACTCACCAAAGAATTTAATATCATTTGCTCTGAATTAATGAGAGCATCAATATCATTTCTAGTCATTGGACTATCTATAATTCCCATATTTCTAGCATGAAAATCATTAAGGAGATATTTACTCATCATTATATTGACGTCAAATATCTCCTCTAACTTATTTGTTACCCCATATTCATAATTTGCCATGTGTGGTCCCCACAAAACATATTTACCACCAGAGAAAAGTGCTGTTGTTATTCCTTTTTCATTTAATTCATTGGCAGTTTTTAAGGATAGTTTAATACTTTTCTTATTAGCTACCATTCCAGTAATATCTATTTGTTTATTAGAAGGCGTTTCATATGGGATATCATTATTTCCTATATCTGTTTGTAGCTTCGCTACTATAGCACAAACAGACATCCACACCTCTTTATTGCCTATAACTCCTTTAGGCCAACAAGTTTTTTCTGCAAAGGAATTATATTTATTAGTTTTTTTCCATTCAAAAGCCTTATTCAATGTATCGGCTGCATCCGGATCTATATCCGTAAAACATATAACTTCCCATCTGTCAGATATTTTACTAGTCTTAGTTACCAGAGCCTGTTCAACTTTTGGCTTATGATTATATCCTGGTGCAGATATTATAGATGGTATCAAGTTAAGCTCCTCATATACATCATCTATAGCTTGTATACCTGTTCTTACACCTGTATCTGCATTGTATGTGCCTACTATTTCAGTTTCTGTAATTGCACTTACATCTATTTTAGAATATGTTATATTTTCTATTCCGTTAGTTAAAGTTATACCAATTATTTTTAAATATCCTTCCTCTGTATATTCTGTTTTATAGTCTATATCTTTTACTTTTCCATCTACACTTAAAGAACCATCAACAACATCTTCTTTTATTATTCCTATGCCATTAATTATATCTACTGTTCCTGATGCAGATGTGCCTTCTGGGTTTAATACATTAATGACTACTATAGGACCTACTGGTTTTATACCATTCTCAAAGTGTCCAAACACTGCAGCAGACAATGTAAACTTAGAAAAATCATCATCACTTTTATAACCTAATTTTGCATTAGCTTCATCTACACTTTTTATTAAAATTGGTTTATTAACTGCTCCATTTACTCTGTGTACTGGTGCAACTCCAACATATACAGGTACATTTTTGCTGTTAAAAATACTTTCTTTGCTACTTATTCTTTCGCCATATATACCATGTTTATAACTCATTTAAACACCGCCTTATAAATATTTATCATAATTAAATTGTAGTTTTTCTAAAACTACGTTAAAGCTTATCTCTGCACTCCAATACGGATATATCTGTTCCTTGTCCATGCTCCATCTTATAGGTTTTTCAACTATAACTTTATCTTTTATAGTCTTGTTTTGAGATATTTCTAGTCTTATTTTAGTTAAAACATTTAATAAATCTTTATAACCTTGTGTATTAGGAGTTAGTGTATTATCTTCTTTTACTTCTCCTG